AACTGCTGCAGGAGGTAGTAATCCTATTAACACCGATATTGTAGATACAGAATTATATAATGGATCTAGTTGGACAGAAGTTAATAATGTAAATACTGGTAGAAAAGCGGGAGGTAGTGCAGGAACACAAACTTCAGCGTTAATATCTACTGGTTATACTGGGGCTTCTACAAATGTAGCAAATGTAGAATCTTGGAATGGAACTAACTGGACAGAAACTACTGATGTCAATACAGCAAGAAGATTTGGCGGTGGTGCAGGTGCATCAAACACTGCAGCTATAATTTATTCTGGTTATACACCAAGTGTTGTAGGACAAACAGAAGTTTGGAATGGATCTAACTGGACAGAAGTGGCTGATTTAAATACGACAAGAGCTTCTATAAATACTACTGGTTCAGGAACTAGCACTGCTGCTATGGTTTATGGTGGAGAACCCCCTTCTCCAGGTTTAACAGCAAACACAGAAATTTGGAATGGTTCTGCTTGGGCAGAAGTAAATAATTTAAATACTGCAAGAGGAGACTCAGCAGGTAATGGAACAACAACAGCTGCAATAGTAGCAGCAGGATGGAATGGAACAGCAGTAACAGCTTTAACAGAATCTTGGGATGGATCTACTTGGACAGAAGTTAATGATATAAATATTGCAAGAGTAAGAGTTCCCGGAGCAGGAACATCAACAGCAGGTATAATATTTGGAGGTGAACCTCTTGGAGGCACTTCAACAGAAGAATGGAACGCAGATTTTGCATATGGTGTCTGGGCGACTGGTAACTCTATGAACACTGCTAGAAATGGTTTAGGAGGAGATGGAACACAAACATCTTCTTTAGGTTTTGGCGGAAATGTAGCACCACCAGACGTTTATTCAGCACTAACAGAAACTTGGAATGGAACTGCTTGGGCTGAAGTAAATAATTTAAACACTGGTAGAAATAGTTTAGGAAGTGCAGGTGTTGATAATACATCTGCTTTAGCTTTTGGAGGATCAACGTCACCTACAATAGTAGCTGTAACAGAAACTTGGAATGGAAGTAACTGGACTGAAGTAAATGACATGAACACTGCAAGAAGATTGTTTGTAGGTTGTGGCACGCAAACAGCTGCTTTAGGTGTTGGCGGAAACACTGCTACAGATAGAGTTGCTAATACAGAATCTTGGAATGGAACCAACTGGACAGAAGTTAATGATTTAAATACTGCAAGAAGACAATTAGCATGCGTTGGTTTAGTTCCTGCAGCTTTAGCGTTTGGAGGAGAAGATGCTAGCACCGCTCATTTTGGTAACACAGAATCTTGGAATGGAACTAACTGGACAGAAGTGAACGATTTAAATAATGCTAGAAATGATATAACAGGTTTTGGAATTCAAACATCTGCTTTAGGTTTTGCTGGAGAAAACTCTCCCACTGGAGTAGAGTTATGGAATGGCACTAATTGGGCGGTTCAAAATAGTTTAAATACAGCAAGATCAAATGGAGGTGGTGCTGGAAGTGGTACTACAACAGCGGGATTAGCTTTTGGAGGTGGACCACCTATGACAGCAGCCACAGAATTATGGGTTGCTGACGCAACACTATCGGAGAATATAGACTAATGGCAACATACAAAGAAATAAAAGGAACAGATATTACGGTCGTATCATCAGACCCATCGAATCCTGTAACAGGAGAAGTTTGGTATAATACTACGACTCAAAAATTAAAAGGCTATCAACAAGTTTTAGGTAACGCTTGGTCTACAGGTGGTAATATGAATACTGCTAGAAAATATTTAGCAGGCACACCTTCGGGTACACAGACAGCTGCATTAGCTTTTGGTGGAAATACTCCTCCTCAAAATTATGATTTAACAGAATTATATGATGGAACTTCTTGGACCGAAGTTAATGATTTAAGTGCTGCTAAAATGCAATTAGCAGGTGCTGGAACATCAACATCAGCTTTAGCTTTTGGTGGAGGACCACCTGTAACAAATGTCACAGAATTATGGAATGGAACCAATTGGACTACAGTAAATACTTTAAATACAGGAAGACAAGCTTTAGGTGGAGTTGGTGCTGATAGTACTACAGCTTTAGCTTTTGGAGGAGCAGCTTCAGGATCTGGTAAAAATGAAACTGAAATTTGGAATGGAACTAATTGGACAGAAACTAGTAATTTAAATAGTGCGGGAGATGATGGTGGTTCAGCTGGAATTACAACTTCAGCTCTTTATTTTGGTGGAAGACGTCCAGGTACAACTGGTGCAACAGAACAATGGAATGGAACATCTTGGTTTGATGTAAATGCTATGAACACAGCTGTACGTAAACCAACTGGATTTGGAACAACTTCTGCTGCAATTTCTGCAGGTGGTAACGTTCCTCCTCAAACAGCAAAAACAGAAAGTTGGAATGGTTCTGTTTGGACAGAAACAAATGATATGAATAATACAAGGTGGGGCGCAGCACCATCTGGAACAGCAACAGCTGGTTTAGTTGCTGGTGGAGGTACACCAACTGATACAGCAGCTACAGAAGAATGGAACGCAAACATTGCTGTAGGTGCTTGGGTTACTAGTGGTAATATGAATACTGGAAGATCAGAATTAAATGGTGCTGGAACTCAAGCAGCAGCATTAGCTATGGGAGGAAATGATAGTAGTGGTCCTGACACAGCTAAAACAGAATCTTATAATGGATCAACTTGGGCTGAAGTAAATGATTTAAATGAAGCAAGAAGATTAGCAGCAGGTTTTGGCACACAAACTGCAGCTATATTTGCAACAGGAACTACTACTTCACCTGGTTTACCTGGTATTACAACAGCTGTAGAATCATGGAATGGATATGTCTGGACAGAAGTAAATGATGTAAATACTGGTCTTGTATCTAGAACAGGGTTAGGTACTTCAACAGCTGGTTTAGTTGTTGCAGGTCAAGGACCTGGATCTCCTTCTATAAAAATTGTAGTAGAGTCTTGGAATGGAACAAATTGGACAGAAGTTAATGATATAAATTCAGCAAGACTTGCTGTAGGAGCTGCTGGAACAGTGCCTTCTGCTGTAATTTTTGGAGGTGAAGCGGCTCCTGGTTTTTCAAGTGCTACAGAAATATGGAATGGAACAAACTGGACTGAAGTTAATGATATGAACACTGCAAGATATGCTCCAGTAGGCACTGGAACTAGCAGTACAAGTGCTTTAGCATCTACAGGAAATTTACCTGGTGTATCAACATCAACTACAAATGAATCTTGGAATGGAACAAATTGGATAAATGAAAATCCAACTCCGCAAGCATTAAGAAATGCAGCTGGAGGTGGAACCCAAACTGCAGCTTTACTTTTTGGTGGATTCGATGCAGGTGGTTCATTACAAGCAGATACTTACGAATGGTACGGCGACGGTAAACTTACAGAAACGTTTACAACTAGTTAAGGGTTGATATATATTTAAGATAGTATATATAAGAGACAACTATAAAGGATAAAGATATGACAGAAAAAAAAGACGTTAAAGATATTATACAAAAAGAGGAAACTCATTTAAATAATTTATTAGAGCAACAAGACCTTACCGATTTTAAAGGTATGGTAGACGAGCTTCGTGATACATGGACCAAGAAACAAATGTTTCGAACAGAAACAGAAGCAAGGTTTTCTGTATTACAAGACAATAGATATCCAACTAAAGCTGCAAAATATTGGCAGTGTGTAAGAGAACAATCATCATACTTAGATAACTTAATGACCCTATCGTTTGATTATAGAAGAAACGAAGCAAAGATTAAATGGTTAGAAGGTAAAGTTGAAAAAGAAGAAGATGAATACAAAGCAACTAAATACCAAATAGATTTAGATGAATGTAGATTTGCAAAAGCTTCTATGGAAAAAGTTGCAAAGCATAGAATGAGAGAAATTAAAATGTGGTCTAAGTTAAAGAAAGAATTTAACGATGGATCGTTTAATGACAAAGATGTTAATCAACATCAACTAGAATCTTATGGTAGACAGTACGCTGAAAAAGCAAAACAGCTAACAGAAAATTCTTCTGATACAGATAAGTTTAATGTATTAGGTCAATTACAATCACTACAAAGAATTAGAAAATCTGGTGAATTAGAAAGTAGTTACAAAGAAAGAGAACAACTTGAACAACATGGAAAACCTAAAGTTTGATTTTGTATTCTTAGGTCAATCAATATTAAAGTATCAAGTACCTTTAGATATTTTTTCTGCGATTAATCAAATATACGAACAAAACTTTAATAGACTGGCGCCTGCTAACAAACAGTTAGTTGGTAAGATTGAGAATGAACATAGTTTGTTTTACAATGGTCAAGATCAATCTAAGATGAAAAACCATAATCTGTTACCACAAAATGTGACAGATTATTTTATGACTGTATTTAAACACTATCTAGCGTTTAATAAAATTAGAGATTATGATACTCATCTTAATTCTATCTGGGTTAATGAAATGAAAGCACATGAATATAATCCTGCACATATCCATAGAGGTATGTTGTTTACAGGTTTATCTTCTGTAATGATTTTAAAACTACCGTCAACATATGGCAGAGAATATTCTAATGCTGAAATACCACAAAATGGTAGGCTACAAATACTAGGTGCAAGTAATGGTCAGTTTGCTAAAATAGATTATCAGCCACCAATGGACCTTAGAGATTTTTATGTGTTTCCGTATGATATGAGACACTGTGTTTATCCTTTTAATGGAACCAATGAGACTAGAAGAACACTTGCTGCAAACTGTGATGTACAGTTTGACCCTATTAGAAACAGAGGAGCTATATAATGGATGGACAATATTTAGTTCGAGACGATCACATCGGTATATTTAAAAACTTTATGCCAGATCAATTAATAGAAGATTATACAGATTATTTTAATAAGTGCGAGCAACAAGGTGCAGTATATCCTAGACGAGAAGATGAAATGTTAGTGTCTGATAATGCAATCGACACGATAAGAGATACTAATGTTGCAATGACTTATAACAACAAACCTTTTATAGATTTGTTTTTTAAAGAGATATATCCTTTGTATGTTCAAAAATATTCTTATCTAAAAAAATTAGCAACACACAACATACTAGAAGTTAAAATACAAAAAACTAAAGTAGGTGAAGGTTATCATTTTTGGCATTGTGAGAATGCAGAAATGAAAGCAAGAAATAGAATACTAGCCTTTATGTTATATTTAAATGATGTAACAGATGGTGGAGAGACAGAATTTTTATATCAAAAGTGTAGGTTCAAACCAGAAAAAAATACATTGCTAGTATGGCCTTCACAATTTACACACATTCATAGAGGCAACCCACCTCTATCAAATGACAAATATATAATAACGGGATGGATAGAATACGGATATTAATATGATAACAGAACCACGATGGAGATCTTTTATAGTAGAAACTACTACACCTATATTTACACCCGAACAATGTAAAATGATTATTCAAGCTGGACGTGCTGAACCTAGAAACGATGCATCTGTTGGAGCAGGTGATAAAGGTATTAAAGGTGGAGTTGTAGATACTAAAACTAGAACATCACATATTAGTTGGATACCTTTTTCTAAAATGACTGATATGTATAAAGACATTGAAAAAATAATGAAAACCACAAATGGAAATCATTTTGGTTTTGATGGAATGCAAATAACAGAACTTGCACAATACACAGAATATCCTGAAGGAGGGTTTTATGAATGGCATGTTGATAATGATGTGAACATGGCTCACGAACCACCTGTTAGAAAAATATCTATGACATGTCTACTGTCACCTGAGTCAGAGTTTGAAGGTGGAGATTTAGAATTAATGTCAGAAGGTAAAGTTGCAAAGATAAAACAAGGACACGCAGTATTTTTTGCATCGTTTATAAGACACAGAGTAAAACCAGTTACCAAAGGTAGAAGACAATCGCTAGTAATGTGGTTTGGAGGGACACCGTTTAAATGAGAGATTTACATTTTCCAACACCTATTTACATATTTGATTATAAAGATCCATCTTTAAATCAACAATTAGAAAAAGACATTGTTGCTTGGTCTAATCAAGATAAGGGTGTGACTAGAACTAATATTCAAGGTTGGCATTCTACCACCGATATGAATGCTAGACCCGAATATAAAAGATTAGTGGATGCTTTATATGAAGCACAACATATAATTTATGAACAAGAACATTTAGCAAGTGAACCTTTTTTAGGTAATATGTGGGCCAATATAAATCCACCAGGTGGTATGAACAGAGCACACATACATCCAAATTCTTTATGGTCAGGTGTGTATTACGTAAAAGCTCCAGAAAATTCTGGTCAATTAAAAGTAGAAGATCCAAGATCCGTTGCATTGATGGTACGACCTAGAATGAAAAAAGGTAAACCACCACAAAGATTATGGAGAGAAGCAAACTATGATCCGAAACCAGGAAGACTAATTATGTTTCCATCTTGGCTCAATCATTGTGTCGATCCTAATAATTCTAATGATATAAGAATATCAGTAAGCTTTAATTTTATGCAGAAATGTTTTATAGTATAATATGTTTGAGACAAAGAAATATCAAGTTATCAAAAATGCTTTGTCATATGACTTAGCTAATTTTATATTTAACTACTTCTTACTTAAAAGAGATGCAGTAAGTTATATGTATCAAAACAACATACACTCACAGTCCCCGATCCTTGGAACATGGACCGATAAACAAATACCAAACACTTACTCTTGTTATGGTGATTTTGTAATGGATACCTTATTGATGAAAATGTTACCTGTTATGAAACAACACACCGGACTAGATCTATGTCCTACTTATTCCTACTCTAGAGCATACAAAAAAGGTGATGAACTTAAAAGACATAAAGATAGACCTAGTTGTGAGATATCCTGCACACTTAATCTAGGTGGTGATCCTTGGCCTATATTTATAGATGGCACAGGAGCTGATAATGTTATTGATGAATACAAAAATATACATAAACCTAACGCTCCGGCAGGTACTAAAGTCTTGCTTGAAGTAGGAGATATGTTAGTATATAGTGGCTGTGAACTCGAACATTGGCGTGAGCCTTTTGACGGGAACATTTGCGGTCAAGTATTTCTACATTATAATCATGTAAATGGCCCATTTGCTAGTAAAAACAAGTTTGATGGAAGACCTAAGTTAGGTCTACCGTCAGGTGTAAAATAGTATTATAATGAGGTTATATGTTACAAAAGCTAGGATTCTTACCAGGTTTCAATAAACAAGTTACATCAACAGGTGCCGAGTCTCAATGGACTGATGGTGAGAATGTACGTTTTAGATATGGTACACCTGAAAAGATAGGTGGTTGGAATCAATTAGGTCAAGATAAATTAACAGGTGCAGCAAGAGGTCTTCATCATTTTGTTAATAAACAATCTACAAAATTTTCAGCCATAGGAACTAATAGAATTTTATACG